ATTATTAGCAGAACGAGGTGACGTAGGTAATTTTTTAAATTTACCTTATCACGCAGGCACAAAAGGTTTGAGGTACGCATTAGACGAAGAAGGCAATGCCGCTAGTTTAGAATCATTCTATTCTATGTATGATAAGTTTGTACAAACAGAAGAGCAGATAGATAGTGTAAAAATTAAACAACCACCAAAGAAAAAAGAATATTTTGAAGAAGGGCCTCCTTGTTTAAATAAATTAGCAGAAGAGGGTTTTGGAGAAGGCGCCAGGAACAATGGATTATTTAATGTTGGCGTGTATAGAAAAAAATCTAATCCGGACAACTGGGAAGATATGTTAGTTGCTGACAATCTTAAGGTCATGGACCCACCTCTTGGTAATACAGAAGTACAGGCACTTATAAAATCTTTAAATAGAAAGGGATATGATAAGTACAGGTGTAAAGAACAACCTATTTGCGGTGTATGTAATGCAGCTAAGTGCGCAACAAAAATGCATGGTGTAGGTTATGATGATGAACAGATGCCACAGCTGAGCGCTTTAGTCAGAGTAACATCAAACCCACCACAGTGGTTTTTAAATGTAGATGATGCAAGGATAGAATTAAAAACAATAGAACTAAGGAACCCTGAACTATTTGCAACGGCTGTGTTAGATCAAACAGATATAGTGATACCAGAAGTTACAGCAAAGAATTGGAGACAACTATATTTAAGAAACTTAATGCAAAATGTTGATCATAGTGAACCATTACAATCGTTGGATCCTAAATATTTTATTACAAACTTATTAAAAGATTTTACTGTTAACAGGCCACAGGGCAGAAAAAAAGAAGACATACTGAGAAAGATGGCTTGGACGGATGAAGATAATTATTGTTATTTTAGAATGGATGATTTTTATGCTTGGGCAAAAAGAAACAATTGGGAGTTAGACAGACAAAAAACAGCAAGCCTTATAAAAAATTTAGATGGTTTTGAAAAAGAAGTTCGTATGAAATTAAAAGGACAGACCCCACATGTAATAAAGATTAAATCTATGAAGGGCGAGAATGAAGATGAACCAGAAATATCAGAAGTTACATACGAAAAGTCACCATTCTAATGCAGTACGTACACATAGCAAAGGTTAGAGATTGGATGAAAGATCATGGTATACCAAGAGGTTTTGAACAGGATACTTTGCGACGTAAAGTACGTCGTGGTAAATTTATAGTTCCATGTATTCGTATAGGAAATACTCCTTACTTTTCAGAAAAAGGTTTAGAAAAATGGTTAGAGGATAATACAAATTGAAAACAATAATACTAGGACCACCAGGTACAGGTAAAACAACAACACTATTAAATTTAGTAGAAGACTTTTTACGCAAGGGTGTGGATATAAAAAAGATAGGTTATTTTTCTTTTACAAAGAAAGCTGCGTGGGAAGCAACACATAGAGCAGAAGAAAAGTTTATGATAGATCAAAAAGAAATACCGTACTTTAGAACACTGCACTCTCTTGCTTTTAGAACTTTAGGCATGAACAAAGAACGTGTGATGAAACACTCAGACTACAGAGACTTTGGTTTACAATGTGGCATACCTATTAAGACAGCATGGTATAGTGAAGAGGATGGCGTATTTAGTTCCGACAATGAATATTTACGATTAATTAATAAAGCACGAGTTTTAGAAATGCCTGTCCTGGATCTGTACGACAAAAACGAACACCATATAGACATTGAGAGAGATTTATTATATCTTTTAGATCAACAACTTAACAAGTATAAGACAGAGAAAGGGTTATACGATTATGATGACATGTTGGAACAATTTATTCAACAAGATGTTTCACCAACTTTCGACGTATTATTTATCGACGAAGCACAGGACCTCTCACCTTTGCAGTGGAGAATGGTCCGGACTCTTTGGACGAAAGCAGACAAGACCTACATTGCTGGGGATGATGATCAAGCTATATTTAGATGGGCTGGCGCTGATGTTGATACTTTTATCGCACTTAAAGAAGAAGTAGATCAGATAGACACACTAGAACAATCTTACCGGATACCTGGTGGACCAATACATGAACTGTCACAAAAAATTATAAGAAATGTTTCTAATAGGTATGACAAAGAATATAGACCTAGACAAGAGATGGGTGACTTAACAAGATACTCTGATGTTACACAAGTAGATATGTCACAAGGACAGTGGTTAGTATTGTCAAGTGCAAATTATTTTTTAGATGACATAAAAGATTTATGCAGGTTACAGGGTTGGTATTACGCACATAAAACTAAAAATTCTGTAAAATTAGATTTATTATTAGCCATACAAACTTGGGAAAAGTGGCGTTCAATGGAGCATTTATTACCTGTAGCATCAATAAAAAATGTCTATGCATATCTGGGAGAAAATGTTACAAAAGGGTATAGGACAGGTAAAACATTAAACGAGAATGAAGAAGGATACTACATCGCAGAATGTATGGAGCAACATGGATTACAAACAGATAATGTTTGGTATAAAGCGTTTGCTGGCCTGGACGTAGACACAGAAAACTATATAAGAAATATGCTAGCTAACGACGAAAAGATTACACAAACACCACGCATAACTCTATCAACAATACATGCCGCCAAAGGAGGCGAAGCTGACAATGTACTCATTCTTCCTGATATTACTAAATCTGCTGTTGACAACAATGATATTAATCCAGATGAACTACACCGATTATTCTACGTTGCTGTAACACGAGCAAAAAAATCTTTACATATACTAGAACCAAAAAATTATGAGAGGTGCTATGTCTTCTAAAAAACACGATCCTGTAAATTTTCCATCACATTATAACAAAGGCGGTATAGGTTGCATCGATGCGATTCAGTCATGTCAAGGCGATGGTTTTAAATATTATCTACAAGGCTCCGCTATAAAATACATCTGGCGCCACGAGCATAAAGGTAAACCACTAGAAGATCTAGACAAAGCTATTTGGTTTATAAACAAACTTAAGGAAGAGTATAAGTGAGAACTTTACAACAGCCACTATTCACACCCGAAACAGAATGGGTGCCACCAGATCATTTACCAGATTTATCTAGTCACGGCGAGATAGCTGTTGACTTAGAAACACGAGATCCAAACCTGATGTCTATGGGGTCAGGTGCGGTGAGAAGAGACGGGGAGATAGTCGGCATTGCCGTTGCGGTCGAAGGATGGTCCGGCTATTTTCCTATCGCGCACGAAGGTGGTGGGAACATGGACCGAGAATTAGTTCTTGATTGGTTTGAGGAAATGTTAAATAACACCGCTACAAAAATATTTCACAATGCCATGTATGATGTATCCTGGATACGTTCACTTGGGTTTCAAATAAATGGTGGCATCATTGATACAATGATTGCTGCAAGTTTGATTGACGAAAATAGATTCAGTTACACACTAGACTCTATTGGTAAAGATTATATTGGCATGCGTAAGAATGAAAAACTATTACAGGATGCTGCCAAAGATTTTGGTGTAAATGCAAAAGCAGAAATGTGGAGACTACCAGCACCATTTGTAGGTGAGTATGCAGAGAAAGACGCAGAGATGACACTGAAGTTATGGCATGCACTGCAACATGAGATATCAAAACAAGATTTGTGGGACGTATTTAATTTAGAAACTAATTTGTTTCCATGTCTAGTCGATATGAAATTTAAAGGTGTGCGTGTTGACGCTCAAAAAGCTATGTCAGTCAAGGCAGAACTACAAGAAACAGAAAAAAATTTAATGAGAGATATAAATAAGTTAGCAGGTTTTGATGTAGAGATATGGGCTGCAGCTTCTATTGCTAAAGCATTTGACAAAGAAAAACTACCGTACGACAGGACAGAGAAAGGTGCACCAAGCTTTACAAAAAACTTTCTTGCCACGCATCCAGCTGAGCTACCCAAACTAATTAACGAAGCAAGAGAGATAAATAAAGCCAACACAACATTCATTGATACAATACTTAAACACGAGCACAAGGGCAGGATCCACGCAGAGATAAATCAAATACGATCTGACCAAGGTGGTACAGTTACCGGCAGGTTCAGTTATAACAATCCAAACCTCCAGCAGATACCAGCACGACACAAGCATCTCGGACCGTTGATTAGAAGTTTATTTATACCAGAAGAAGGACACACCTGGGGTTGTTTTGACTACAGCCAGCAGGAGCCAAGAATATTAGTGCACTTTGCATCATTGATGCGATTGGAAGGCACAGGAACTATTGTCGATGCCTACAACGATGGCAGCGCAGACTTTCACCAGATGATCGCTGACATGGCCGGCATTGATCGTAAACAAGCAAAGACTATAAACTTAGGTATTATGTATGGCATGGGTAAGAATAAACTTATGGCAGAACTAGGGCTTATGAAAGACGCAGCTGAGAAACTTTTAAAAACATATCACCAGCGAGCACCTTTTGTAAAAATGTTGTCAGAGGCTGTAAGCAGACGAGCCGATGACAGCGGTAAGATCAGAACGATTGGGGGAAGACTATGTCACTTTGATATGTGGGAGCCACACGGTTTTGGTATTAAGAAACCACTTAAACATGCAGACGCACTCAGGGAGCATGGACCAGGGATTAAACGAGCTTTTACATACAAAGCATTAAACAAACTAATACAAGGATCAGCTGCAGACATGACTAAACAATCTATGTTGGCGCTGTACCAGGAAGGAATAATACCACATGTACAAATTCATGATGAACTTGATATCTCAGTATCAAGCATACAAGAGTCAGAGCGAATTATTAACATTATGGAGGAAGCGGTTGAGTTACAAGTCCCGAACAAAGTCGACTACGAAAAAGGGGACAGTTGGGGGGATATAAAATGATACCCCTTATACCTGTTGACAACTTACATGAAAAATTTTCTGATGTTGTTGTAGATGTTAGTCAGATACCTGTTACCAGAAGACACGGTAATGGCGCTGAATGTGATGCTCAGTTTTGGATGATAGAAAAAGACAAATTTTATATACACATGAGTGGTGCATATTTTTTAAAAGGCAAAGGACCAAACCAAGAGGGTTATAGAATGTTACCACCCTTTGAAAATAACCCAGAAGAATATGGCACTAAATGCTTTCCATGGATTTCAAGAAAGGTAAAAAGTAAAAAAGGAGACAAAAGAGTTCCTGTCAAACTTAGCAAAAGAAAAAGTGGTTATCCTGAATGTAGATTTCAAATTACGACAGAAAGATTAAAAGAATTAGATATGGAAGATAGAATAAGAAGAAGATTATTACCTGCAGGAAAGACACACAACAGAGCACAACACTGGACCGATATAGGGATGCAAATAAATTGTAGCGTACACACTATGATTGGATATGCTTTGTTTCCACAATACTTTCAAACAAAAAGACCGGAGTGGGTTTTAAATCATAAAGCAGAAAATCATGACTACCGACTTAGCCAATTGTCTTTAATAAAATGGAAAGATAATTATTTAAAAGAAAATCTACAAAACTTTGAGGATGAGTGGATAAGAGAACTTATGGGTCGTAAACGTTTTTCTATGGGAGGATTAGTTGGATAGTAATGATTACGATATTGAGATTATATTGGGTATATGTGATAGATGTACCGAATATGTCCCTTTCATTAGGGCAAAGGAAGAGCCGGGCCGTGTGTACAAGTGCCTAACTTGTAAAACTAAACATACACAACACGTTAATGGCAAGGTTGTGTTTAATTTTCTAGAAGAACCCTGGATTATAAAGAAGTGACGTCCAAGTGGAAAAATTAAGGGAAAACACCTGGACGCCAAAAGATGTGGATACCTATAAAATAAATTAAAATAAACTATTGTCAAATATAATATTTGCTCTATATAATCCCATATAATAACATAATAAGGAGACAAAAATGCCGGATATAAGTAAATTTAAATCAGTTTCTGTGTCAATGGACACACATTCTAAACTGACTGCTTTAGCACAAAAAAGATTTGAGGTGCCAGTTAGTGTACAAAAAGTAATAGAATTTTTACTAGAGAAAGAGATAAAAAAGAGAAATGGTAGATCTAACGGGAAATCACGAAGTTAAAGCTATATGCCCTCGTTGTAAGGGTAATGGTTATATTAAAGTTCATGATAAACTTGGCGAAGACATAGATGAAGTTAATTGTCCACAATGTGATAGTCAAGGTTGGGTTATGTTGCCGGCTTATCAATGTAGAATTAATGTAGAGGGTGGCACAGAGCCAAAGTGGATGAAAACGGGTGAAACTATATGAAAGATTTTATTTATGAATACCAAGTACCAGACGAGATCTGTGATGATTTAATTAAAGTACATGATGAAATACCTTTTTTGTCTGACGAAGTTATAAGAGATGATCTCATAGATCTACATTATCCTTTTCAAAAAACTCACGGGCAGACTGGTTCAAATCGTATTTTAAAAGAAATTAAGGATTCTATTGATGTAGGAATTATGCCACAAGCTATATTTAATCCAATAGCCTGTAATAAAGTGTATTGGCCTTACATAGAAGTAGTACAAAAATATAAATTACATTTAGATAAAGCATTAAATGAATATTTTTACGAACTTAAATATATGGACGGTCCTTTTAGGAACACAGTAGGCATTCCAATGACAACCTGTGTAGACCTTAGAGAACCCTTTAACATACAAAGATATGAACCTGGCGGCGGTTATCATGTATGGCATTACGAGAGATCACCTGATCGGACTCAAAGAGAATTTGTGTGGATGACTTATCTTAATGATGTTCCTGACGGTGGCACTCAATTTTATTACCAAAATAGAACAGAAAAAGCCATAAAAGGAAAAACCTTGATATGGCCTGCTGGATATACTCACGTTCATAAGGGACAAATTTCTAAAAAAAATATAAAATATATAATAACAGGATGGATAAGCCTGAATGACAGTGATTCTAAAATATGAACCCGGAGGATGAATACGGATGGTAGGTTTATTTGATAGACGCATTAATAATATATTAATTGCTATGAAAAGAACAAAAGATCCACAGATGATACGCATTTGGGAAAACAAAATACTTGAATTATTTGAAAAAAGAAAGGTCAAGGCACATGAAAGACTTGAAGATCAAGCTCGAATGGTCCACTAGCGATTTGCTGGTGTGGGTAATTTTAGCTATGGGGGTGGCATTAATGATTGCATCTATTGTAACGATGTATAATATGTACACTGTTATTGAAACGATGTGGTTAGAGATACAACAGGTCAAAGAAACTAATATTTCTTTGTACCAATTTATCGAGGCACATAAAAATGAGTTTGATTAAGGACAATAAAGGTGTGAGAAAAGAGATTCCTAACAGGATGATGAGTGCAACTTTCGCTTTACCGATCGATGGTAGACGGGTTGTAGGTATACTAGACTATACAGCAAATGACACTGGGCTAACACCTATGGCATTTTGGATAAAACTAAAACCAACAGATTCATATTTAGATAGAGAGCTACGTGCAAGCGGCAAACTTATTTCAAGATGTTTGCAGCACGGCGAGTCTTTGAAAGAATTAGTTGATACATTATCTCAAGACAATGTAATTGGACAAATGGCAAACTATCTACACAAAAACATGGAAGATATTATCATGGGTAAACAGCCAGATAAGAAACAACGGGAGCTGTCAACAGACCCGTACGCGATGAAAGAATAATGGCACAAGACGGCAAACACATACCTTCTAAAAAGTTTAAAGATAATTACGACGGTATTTTTAGAAAAAAGAAGAAAGGCAAGAAAAAAAATGGATGATTTTGAATTTGAAATAGATTGGATACCAGAAGATACGGGGCCGCCATATGAGGTTGATATGACAAAACCAGTATTAAACGATTTACCTGCTCATAGCATAGATAAACTGTGTAAAAAGAAGTATGGCCACACTAATTGGGCTAGAATGGGGCAAATGAGCCCTGAAGAACTACTTGGAAATCCACACGAATTTGACTATGAGAACGGAATAATATATTTTAAAAATAAATATACAGTATAGGAAAAAAATTTTATGACTCTACCTTCCAGTGGCGCACTGGCCTTCTCACAAATTCAATCTGAGTTCGGTGGCTCAAATCCTATATCATTGTCCGAATATTACCGCGGGGGACCTATAGTTCCTAACCATGGGAATACATCTAATATCCCTACGTCAGGTTCAATTTCAGTATCAAATTTTTACGGAACTAGTGCTCAAGCTCCTTTTCCAAACGTTAGAAACGCTAACATAGTTTCTGGAGTTAGTGGTAATCTAAAGGGCTTTGTTGCTGGAAATGTAGGTAGTTTTAGTCCTAACCCATTAGGAACACTTAGTTCAGGTTATAACTTTAATGTTAACCAAATATCTACACAATTGGTTGGTTGCACAAACTTTTTAGAATTTAGGGTTAATGGGACATTGCCTAACGCTGGTTGGACTAATATAACTATCCAACAACAACAGGCTGGGACATACAACCAAGCAAGAGCCAATATGTCATATAGTACGTCTGGTGGTCAAACTTTGTGGCAAAACGTCAAGTGGATTTTCAATTTTGCTAACTCTGGTAACCAATCTTTTCAAATTAATGCGTAATTATGGAGTTAAAATACACAAAGACTAGTTTGATTCAACAAGTAGGTGGATATGTGCACATGGTGGGCGGTGTAGAAAAAGTTGATGATATAATAGTTACTTACTATCGACCGACTAATTTTGAAGGTACAGTAAAAAATTTTGTTTTAGGCGATAATCATGCGTTGTGGGATCAGTTGCATGATGCATTTGAAACTAAAATATTAACAGAATGGATGGTAGAATTAAATTATCCTGAGACTGATTACTATGTTTGTAATTTATCTAAAACAATAAAAAGAAGACAAGACATTGGAAATATTACAGCTGCAGAAAAAACAATACAAAAATCGGAGGAGATATGATTACTAATTTTAGATTTGATGGAATTAATTTAGACAATAAACTACAACTATGTATATCTGCTCCTGCAAAAATTGGAGATAGATTAAAAAGAATGTCTGTTGAGGAAAGAGCAAAAGATAGAGCAGGAGATCCTTACGCAGAAGTTCATCCAGATTATCCATTTTTATTAAAACTAGATGTAGAATATTTTGTATTGGAAGGCGCTGTAAAAGTTAGATACGAATGGCAACACGGTGATGTGTTTCAAGACGAACACAAAGAAACATACAGAAACGTTGTTCTTGCAAATTCTCCGGAACACACAAGAATGCAGTCAAGTTTTGTAGAGGGCTCTGGTTACATGGAAGGTGTTTCTTTTATGGGCACTGAAGCAACCGATTGGAAAAGTAACCCAATAAGATACGAACCACATTGTGCAAGAACAGAGATAACTGTTGTAGAAGATGACACAGTGTTTTTATGTCCAATGGGATATTATGCAGGTTGGTCATTTAAAAAAGCAGATGTGTTGCCAGGAGGTACCATTGCAACAACAAAAGAAGGTGACGATTGTTATATCTTTTTTGCTCAAGATTGTGAAATAGATGGTGCAGCTGTGGCTAAACATAAAACAAAAAAACTTGTATCTAACTCTGTAAACATAAAAAATGTGTCAAGTAAATTGTGTAGGCTTGTAAAAATATACAAATGAATCATAGAATAACCCAGTTAAAATTAATCTGGCATTATTACAAAATATTTCAAACGGACATATACGCTCCGTTACCTGTAATTTTTGAATTTGTTAACAAACTAGACAAAGACAAAATGAAAACAATCTACCGCCGGTTTCAAAAAACAAAAACAGGTAAAAAAGCATTAAAGAAAAAAGAACATTTTCTTGATCTTGTAGACAAAGGAAAATTTGACCCTGGTACTTTTGGCTCTGAGTTTCAAGCTTGGCGTAAAAAAGATAAACTCGTAGATGTATTTAGTATCTATTATCCACCAAAAAAGATAACGCCTCTCAGTCAGTTTTTAAGATATTCTGTAATGTATCACGACATGATACATTTTCTTAATGAATATGACACATCTCCATACGGAGAGATAGGTGTATTGTCATTTCACCTGGCGCAAGAGTGGCGAGATTCTTATGCTAGCATACTATACTCAGTAACTATTATGTCTTTTGTAAATACTTTTATACCGGCAAAATATCCGCCAAGACCTTTGTGGAAAAACGTTATATTTAACCCATTAGTAGTGTTTATTATTACAGTTATTGAAGGCTACAGAAGAGGGAAGCGCGCGCCGTGGCTTATGGCGGTGGATTTTGAGTCTTATTTAAACGTGGATTTACAACAACTTAAAAAAGATCTATACTTAGAAAAACCACCAAGCTTTTGGAAAAAGATGGCACCAACATGGGCAATCGTAAAAGATAAATATTTAAATTATGCAAAAAGAAACAATAAAGCTCCCATTACAACTAACAGGAGCAAAATATAAATATTCTTCTCGTATGGACAAACGTGTCGATACGGATAAAGATTATATTGAAGAGTTAGAGATGAGATTTGAAGAGTCAGCTGATATTTGGAAACTTACAAACGAAATAATATATGGTCCAAACGGTTATATTGTACAAATAGGTGCTCTAAAAAATAAAGTTAGAGAGTTAGAAAAAGAATTAAAAATGATAAAAATGTTTTTAGAAAAAGCAAAAAGAAAGACGAACCAACAGTTTGACTAAAATTATATTGCACAACTCAAGGTGCGGATCAACATATGTGTATCTAGTATTAGATAGATATTATCGAGCTAAACATGGTGATGATAGTGAAGGTAGTTTTAAATCTATTTATGAAAAGATATATAATTTTGATGAAGAAAAGTATGTAGGGCTGCATGAATATTTAGTTCCAGAAATTGTAGAACAAGTTTATTACAACGATTCATTATGGGTATGGTCACCATCAAGAACAGAAACAATAAAAAAAGTAAACAACTGGGATTTAGAAAAAGATATAAAAGCTATATTTCAAAGTGCAGGTGATTCACCAGAGAAAAAAGAACGAAGAAGTTTAGTGTCTAGATTAATAAATACTCATGATGTTGTGTTAAAATATCCATTACTCACAAACCCAAAACCAGAATGGGATGTAGACTATATAAGTTGCGAACGACGTGACACACGCAAGCAATTAAAAAGTTTAATAACATCTATGATTACAGGTAGATTTCATTTTGCTCCAGGAGAAGAGAAGAAAAGAGATAGACTCAAGAAGTTTGGACCTCGGCCCGGGACTTTAGACTATTGGACGAAGAGCATAGAAAGATCTTGGGATGCATATAGAGCTATCAAGCCAAAGCGCTGTCAAACAATATATATGGAAGATTTTGAGAACTTAAAACCCTTTGAAGTCCTTGAATTAATTGGTATAATGGATTGGAGTAAATATTTAGACAAGGGATTTGATGTTCCCGTAAGAAAGGCATGGCACGCATGAAAGTGCAGCAATTACAAAACGCTGTTGAAGCATTTGACTTTGACATAAACAGTGACGAACACATACCTGACATAGGTAGATTAATTGCTGACAAGCAAGTTGTCGTTGTTAAGCAAGGTGTCACACAAGCAAGACATTATGATATTTTAAACTCATGGGGTTCTCCAGGTATGTCACCTGTGATAGGCGCCATAGGTGTGGGTAAGCTAAAAGGTAAACATTGGAATGCTATCAGAAACACAATTATACGTATAGGTTCTACAATTGATCCTAGACACAGAAATCGTATGCAGTCTGTTACATTTCAAAAAGATCACAGAGGTAGAGCTCTTGGTATATTTACAAATGGTAAACTTGGTTGGCATAATGATCAGCCAAGCTTTGAGTCAGCACAAAGAGTTGTGGGTCTTGCATCTGTTGAAGGCAGTGAGGGTAGTCAAACAACTTTTTTGAGTTCCGCTGAATGCTACGCTTCTCTTAACCATGAAGATAAATCTCAGGTTGATGAGTTGTTGTGTGTAAACAGTTGGAACATGAACTACAATAAAGCAGGAGCACTACAAAACTTTGCAGGGGACCTTATCGAAGAACAACACGCCATTATGCGCTACAACGGTTGTCCTCTTGACGGGTTGATGGCGCCTCTACGAGCTGAAACAGCAAGCGGTGTGCTTGGCATACATTTTCCAGGTTCGTTGTTTGATCATTTTTACGGTATGACACAGGACGAGTCAGAAAAATTTATAAAACACCTTTGGTCTTTGATGGATCAATCAAAGTACATCTACACACATAACTGGAAAGATGGTGAGGTCTGTTATATGGATCAGGCTATTACATTACACGCACGACCAACGTCCGTAGAAGATGGAGACACACGCAAGATGTGGCGCTGCAGTGGCTATCTTGACAAACTATATCCTAACAAAGGGCCCATGACGATGAAGATAAACGTAGAGGGCGAAGAAATTACGTGGGATGAGCTATTTAAACGTGTTGACGCCATACGCCTAGAAGAATACAACAGGAGCAAGTGGTCAAAAATTTTTGATAGAATGCCATGAAAATAGTTAATAAGTATGAATACCCATCGTCTTCTAGAGCAAATATCTCAGGTCTTAGACACTATACCATTGATGGGACGGAAGAAAAACTCCCGTCCGTTACTACTGTGTTGGGCCAGACACAGCCTAAAGAAAAGCAGGAAAGTCTTGATCGCTGGAGACAACGTGTTGGACTTAGAGAAGCACAGAAAATTACGAGAGACGCAGCCATAAGAGGGACTGCAATGCACAAGTACCTGGAAGATTTAATCCGCGGTGACCGATCCCTTGACCTTACACCACTAGGCGTAGAGGCAACGCGTATGGCAGAAATAATCTTGGACCATGGATTGTCTTATGTCGATGAAGTGTACGGTATAGAAGCGACGTTGTATTACCCGGGTCTTTATGCGGGGAGCGTGGATTTGATTGGTCGGTACAAGGACAAAGTTAGTATAATAGATTTCAAACAAACGAATAAACCGAAGCAAAGAGAGTGGATCGGGGATTATTTTTTACAAATGGCAGCATACGGCATGGCGCATGATGCGGTATATGGTACCAATATCGAACAAGGTGTCATTATGATGTGCAGTAAAGATGGCTTTTACCAACAGTTCGTGATAGAAGGTAAGGAGTTTAGGGAAGCTAAGCATAACTTTTTGGGGAGACTAGATGGATTCTACAATATGGGTAATAACAGCGATGCTGTGGTTCGAGGGAATAGATGAGCCGAGATATACTGATTACAACTTGGCGTCATTTACAGGGAAAGGTGCATGCCTGGACCACGTCTTTTGGCACAAAGCAGAGTTGGTCGAACAGCTATATGATGTTCATGTTACAGATGAAGAAGGTAATGACCTTAAAACCTGGGCTTTCTATTGTGAAAGTAAAAAGCTACCGACTATATAGTAGGTTTTTGACCCCCTACATTTATTTTTTTATAAAATTCTCCAGGAATCATCGGTAAATCGGTAAAATGGTAGTTACAACATTGATTTTATTAACAAAACACTCTACCGACCCCCTGGTAATTGACGGTAACGCATGGTAGACCTATTCAATTTTTCCCAGTTTTTTACACTTGATCGCGCACGCAAAAAAGTTTTTTTAAATATAAAAAGGTGGGGTCAAAAAGCCACTAATAGATTATATTAAGATTAGAATGGTTAAAAAGAAAAATAAAATAACAGCGTCTATGGTGGTCCCGGCAAATGGCAGGCCAGAAGAAGTTAAGGTCGGATACAGAACAATTAAAATAAAATACGTAAGACCTGATTTTATTATGGACGACATGACAGACAGCTACGGTGAGTACCGGGCCAGAGAAGGTGTCATCTATATTCAAGACGCACTAG